TTGGTCGATCATCCAGTCTGCTGACATGCCTTGATACTGATTGCGCAATTCTGCCCAAGCACGTGTTTTAGTGGCTTGTTCAATATTCGCCAGCGAAATTTCAACGGAACTTTCTTGCAATTCGGCAAAGATTTGATCGCCCCAGTTATAGAAAGCGTCGGGGTCTGTGGGCGGTTGCGATGCTACGTCGAACGCAGTGGGAGCAACCTTGCCAGTGGCTTGCCCAAACGCTGACAACGTAGCCGATTTGAGCGGCAATTGTTGGGTTCCGCCGGTAAAGGCGATAGGGATACTACCCTCCACCATTGCGGCGTCAAACGTTGGAACAACGTGTCTCATCTGAGTATGTTCCCAGAAGGCGGGACCGAGAGTGTGATCCGTTGCCGACCGCGGCGTCAAAGATGTTGACCGTTGCATCGCAATGTAGTTCCACACCGCGTTATAGGCTTCAATGTAATCGGTATTAATGGTTGACCCGACTTTAGCGTGAATACCAAGGGTTTTCAGAATGCCATCTTGGGGGGCTTGCGCCACCATGCTTTCGAACCACGGAACAACGGAACCATCTATTTCTTGCTGGCCGTTGTAGCTACGTTCGATTGTCCCCATGTCTGGAAACCGCTCAAAAGCGGATTTAGGGACAAGATAGGCCATCGCCGAAACGCGGACCGGGTTAAGCAGCATGTCCCCGGTTTCCGCCATTTGCAGGTTGATCTGCAATGTTGAATTCAGAACGCCATCTTCACGTAGAAGTGGGATCATTTTAAGCGGAACGAGTTTGCCACCGAAGCTAGACGTTACAACGCTAACCGCGTCCGTCCGAGTTGTTTTGCTATGAGCAACCGGGCCGCGCCGGTAGTTTTCGGGCCAGACCTGAGTAGGTTGAATCCGTTGGGAGTGTTGTTTTTGCATTTTGGCTTTCCTTTTTAATAGCCGGTTCGATTTGGTCCGGGACTTACCGGAGTTTTCGGAGTTTTGGGCATTTGGAGAATATGCCCCTCTCTTGTGACACGGACTTTTTCGCCCAGATCAATAAGAGATTGGATGCCATGGATTTCACCTAGGCCAGAGCCAAGATTGGCTTCAACGCCTTCGGTGGGCACCCAGCCATACGGCATCATGTAGTGAGACTCTCCGATTCTCAGAACATAGCGCCCGCCGTATTTTTCATTATCCAAAGGAATTTGGATTTCTTCCGGACGAGCGCCCATAGGATTTGTTATTTGGCCGACGTAATCGTCCCGCGACGTGTCAAACGTACCCGTTTTTTCATCCGCCGCGCCGCCGCCCGTAGTTGTTCGCAACGGTGGCAGCGGGTTTTCGATTTGGTAATCCCAGCGCTCTTTCCAATCATCTTGCGCGCGTTCTTCGGTCGCGCGTTGTATAGCGTCTTGCGCATACGTACCCCCAAAGGTTTCGATTGCCTCACCTAAGGCGGCACGAGCGCCCAGAGGTGACTGAATGCTTTGCATTTGGCCCATTTGACCGCCTGTTGACCGTAATACGGACAGCGGATTAAAACCTGCATTTTTTGCGCCGGATACAAGCCAGCGAAAGCGGTTTTCTTCGAGGTGTTGTTGCTCTTGAAAGTTCTGTTCGACTTTTTTGCCTTTGCCGAGCAATCCACCGAGTAATTTAGTACCACCTGCAATGGCAGCAGCTTCCCAAGGCATCTTTTTTTCCTTTCATGTTAGGTTTTTAAGGTTTGGCAATTTTTCATTTCATGTTTGGTTTTTAAGGTTTGAGCGATTTTTCGTTTTTGTACAACGTTTTTTTGGCGCAACGCTGCGCATTCGGTTCCTCATTCGAGGCATTGCGTGGCCTATTGTCCTGTTTGGGTGTTGTTAGGCGGTGGGACCGAGCGCTGCACGCGGCAAGGGGACGTAAGGAGGCCGACGCGGTTTTGTGTGTTGACGTTGGTGTCCGCACGGCTGCGCTAGGGCGCGGCCGCACGGACGGGCTAAAGCCCAAGAGCGCTTGGCATAGAGTTAGTGCCTCCGGCACTGAGAAATGACGGCTTCGGGATATTGCAGAAGCGGGCGGTGCCATCCCTTCGACGAACGGGGGGTTCTGTGACCACCTCACTAGCGTTCGGCGGTGTCATAGCGGCAAACCCCCCCGAGGCCCTAGCGGGCACACGGGTTCGGGGGGGTTACCGGGCCAAGCGTGGAGGAAAAATTGCTGGGGATAAGAGAGAGAAAACCCCAGAAAGGTTGCGTAACTAACACCAACGACGAGCATGGGCTTGCTTTTTGTCGCGGGTTTCCTGATCCCGCTTTTGCTTGCGCGTCGGATTCCAACGAGCACCAGCAGCAGCGCCACTATCGGGACGCTGGACGCAATCAGCATCAAACGAGAACCCGGGGGAGTTGCGTTTTTTACGCCGAGTTGCGTTGAACGCCGCAAGTTGTTCCGGCGATTTGCGCTCTTGTGGGGATTGCTTGAAAGGTTCAAGACGTTCCTTTTGACGGTCACGCCGTTGTTTGGTCACCGGCTGAACCAGACCGAGCGATTGAGTTACAAGCCCGCCTTTTTTCGGAACATAACTGGGAACCGGCTCAAAGGGCCGTTTCGGATATTCCGGTGCTACAATCTTCTCGACAGGACGCCGATCAGGATACATAGCACGATAGGTTAATGAGTTTTTCTTTATGGCGGGTCTACGCAAGTCAACCTCGACAGACACCTTGGGGGCAAGATTGCTTTTAGATGTTCGTAAAGTTGACGAAGTTGTACGCGTGACAGTAGTTCCCGCCCGGCCGGTTCTACCCTTTTTCCTTGTAGGACGCTTTGCCATATTATCTCCCTTCCATTGTAGACTTCAGCAACGATCATAGAGCCGCGATGAATTAGATTAACATTGCCGATAGCATACGTTGTTTCAACGTCATAGCTAAGACTTTCGACAGGTTGATACCCATAATGACGGGCGATGAATTGTTGCAATGGCACAGGAAGCTCGCTTGTGTCTTGGCATAGATCGCCAAGGTACTCCGAAATTTCTTCGTTGAGAGGCAAAGGTTGTTCGGGTCGCTCTATAGCCCATTTGAGCAAATAGGCATCTATCATTTTTGAATAAAGAGCGGTTTCCCGTCCAACCGGATAGTAAAACGGTTTCCCAGATTGAGAAGGGTTGTCGGGAATTGTAAATCGATCGCTATCAGCAAACAGGCTCAGGCCGTTTGCCACGTGATCTTCCGCATATTTCAAAAGGTATTCTTGCCCCAGCATTGGGTTTTTCGAATACTTCATGACGGCGCGCTTTAGGTTATCTTTGTTGAGATAATCCATAATGTAGACAGCGCAGCCTTGTTTGGAGCGTGGGATTTGAACATTAACGTGGCCGTGGGGCCAAGCGTCCCAAGTCCAATTAGAATTGAGCACCATTTCCGGAGGTTCTGTTTGCCAGAACATCAGAATGTGAAAGTGAGCTCTTTCCGCTTGGGTTCCGTGTTCACCAACCGCCACATATTTGAATTTATGACCCGCTTTGCGGAGCCGTTTGAAGAATAGCTGAACGTGGGAATAGTTGAGCCAATAAGCATCAACGTTGTCATACCCACCAGCATAGGTCAGCGTCAGGAAGTGGACAGAGTGACAGGTTTGTTCTTCGGCAAGCATGCGACCAATCCAATGGCGTTTGCGCGCGGCAATGCATTCGTCACATTTGCGACAGCTTGCGGCTTTTTTCTCGCCTTGGAATTTGGTTTCGATAAGCACGGGTCTGTTACACACTTTAGGGTTGTTCCGGTTCTATCTACGGTAGACCTAGATTGAAGGTTTTTAGGTCGTGGTGTCAGTTACGCTACAGAGGTCAAGAGGGAGGCGCATCTGGCCCCCGCCTCAAGAGAGAGGGGGCCAGATGCCGCGCAACTAATCCGAAGGGAGTTCGTTGCGCTTATAATGGGGGCGGCAAGCTTCAATGTATTTCGCAGTAGCCGCGTCGGTTTCCTTTGCGATTTCATCCAATCGCTTTTGCGTTATGTCGCTAGTCGGATTTTCGGTAATCGAAAACCGGAGCGTTTCAAGCGTGAAGTGAATTTCGCAGTCACACTTTGACGCCGCGATCTTAGCCAATTGCTGAATAACGCGGATTTCTGACAACGATAAATCTTTGCCGAAATCATAATGACGAACGACGATGGACGACAACGCCCACCGTTCTTGTTCGACATCAGCGACGAGAGGGATACCCTCTTTTTCCGCATCACGTACTATCTGCAGAGCCACCTCCGTTTGAAGTTCCTTTGGATTTAGATACTCCAACGGCCGCAGCATCTTTGCTGGGGTTAGATGCCTCGTCTTCAGGACTGCTATCGCCTCGCTCAGAGTCCTCGAGTACCTCGTCCTTTTCCTTGGTGGATGCTTTTCGTGCATCCTTTGAAGGTTCTGATCTAGTGTCTTCTCGGGATCTATCAGCAAAACGTTTCTCCATTTCTTGACGGTCTTTTTCCCGTTCAAGTTCATTTCGGCGCATCATACGATGGATGGCTTGCATTTCAGGCGACATAGGCGCCGGGCGATCCAAGGTAGTAAAGATTTCAGGCGACGCTTGCAAGCGCTCCTGAACGCGCGACGATGGACGCAGCCAGATGTCGCTTTTACACTTGAATGTTATTTCGCCTTTTCCGGTCACAGCAACTTCTTGCTGGCCGGTGCCAAAGCCGAGAATCAAGCCAAACTCGTTTTTAATAACGCATGGCGTTTCGGTGCGGACATGGAACGAGATGCCGCCGTCAAACGGCAGCACCTCTTTTTCATCCCATTGCACCCAGTCAGATGGGCTGGTCTTCATGTGTCAGTACCATCCCCTTTCAGACGTTCGGTAGGCACTTGTGCCTCCACAGCGTCGTAATCACCCTGCGCTTCACGCAGTGTTTCGCCGAAGTAGGTGAGGCCTTGGATTTGAACGTCACCAGCTACCCACCATTCGAAGGGATCGACGTTTTGATCGGCGAAGACTTCGTGCGAGACATCGGAAGAGATGTAGAAGTCCGGGCCAAGGGTCGGATCGACGACTTCGGTGGACCATATGCGGTTTCGGTTTTCGTCCCAAGCGTCTGATGGACTTGACCGGTAATATTTACCGCCCACATTTGGGGCGCGTCGCATCCACTTGTGATTGAGAGGAGCGTACCCAAAAAGATCATCCGGCAGAGAGTGAGATTCGTCGATTTCGCCGCATTTGATCGTTTCGACCGGTTGAGGGTCGAGTTCATCGGCGGTTCGGTGAGGTAGGTCTTCGACTGATGTAGCATTCAGGTAATAATCCCGCTGTCTTTCATAGATCATTTCAGGAAGAACCTGTCCGCAGATAACTACGCAGCCACCCGTCTGAAGGGAAGGCGCGCGCAGGTTAAGAGACAGGCTAGTCCGACCATCTGCAACCGATTTATTGAGGTTCTCACCATCAGTTGCGTAACGTTCAGACATGCCGACGATTGTGTCGGAGTGATCGAGCAAAATAGGTTGCTGAAGGGCTTCATCCGTTAACCGGATACCTGCAAGCAATTGGTCGATCATCCAGTCTGCTGACATGCCTTGATACTGATTGCGCAATTCTGCCCAAGCACGTGTTTTAGTGGCTTGTTCAATAT